GTACTCTTCGATACCCTTGATCCCCTTTGGCAGACCGATATCCATCAGATCCATCTTGTTAGCGACAGTACGTTTCTGTTTCAGGATGTAGTCGTCAATCTCTTGCCAATCATCCTCACGCAGCACCCGAGTCACCACTTCTTTCAGGAACTTTTGGATTGGCTTCGGTGTTGTGGTCTTGCGCATTTCGAGACCCATCGCCTTCAGTTTGTCAACTTTCTTGCCGTCCAAGTCTACAAGGTGAAGCACGTAACGCTTCTTATCAACGAAGATCCCTGAATCAGATACAACTTCGCGACCTGCCTTAACGAGTGTGTCGTAACCTTCTGAGCATAGGAACGCCTTGCGCATAAAGTTCGGAAACGACTTATTAACAATCACTGCGACACTATCTGCAATCGATACAGCGTCGTCAAAATTGTCAGCACCAGTTGCGAAATAACACGAATCGGTATCGCCGTACACAATCGACGGTGCTTGAATCTTGCCATTAAAGACAGGACCGTTCAATGCCAGTTTAGGATCTTCGCCACGCTCCAGTGCATCAGCAACTGTACCATACAACGGGAACACGATATCGTACTCGCCGTCTAGTGTATGAGCAATCTTGCGGATCTGGTGACGAGAGATCATCCGACCAGTAGCTGTCGTCGATTCACCCATGCGGAGATCAAAGAACCGGAAGTTGTAGTTCGTGAGCGCTCCATAAAACGAGTTCAGCTTGATCTTGTACACGTACTGGAGTTTGTCATAGTACGTCTTACGCTCTTCTTCGTGCTCGTATGCAGCCCTTTCTTCCTTGCTCAGTTCATCGACTTCGCGACCTGCCAGAATCTTTTCAGCATTCTCACCATGCTCGTTTTTGAGTGCCTGGTTTTTCTTACGAAGTCCAAACCATGCAGTCAGCAGTGCAGGAACAACACCTTGCTGATTCTGATCGAATACAGTTCCGTATCCAGAAACAGACCAACGCTTTTCGAGCAAGTACTCACGCCACTCAACGGCGGTACGTTCCTCCATGTCACCGTTTTCGTATTCCAGGATCAGAACTTCGTCTGTCATGTCATACATTGCATCCCATGCCTTTGTTTTAGTCGTAAACTGACCAATAATCGTTTCAGGCGAGATGTTAACGGAACGAATTGCAGATGGATACAGAGACGTAATGTCAACTGAACCAACCCAACGTCGAAGACCGATCTGTGGATACAGAACAAGAGCGCCCTTGATCGAACCATCATCTTTAGCAATCCAATCCGGCACCCGCACATCAAGAGTGTAGTGACAATAGTTGACCATTGCGAGGTCAGCTAGACGGATTGTACCAAACACGTGATTCATCAAACCGGTTGACATGTGATACATCACATTCGCAACGTTCACATAACCGAGCTTATCTTCAAAGCCAGCCAGAATTTCTGTATCTCGAATGTTGTATCGAACGAAGTGGTTAAAGTCGTTTCGATACAGATCATAGAGAGATCCTTCGTATTCCAACTTCTTCAAGTGTGGCAGAATCTCTTCCGAGATGTACTCCAACTTGTACGACGCGCGCTTCTCCATCTCGTACTTCTTGAACAGTTCCATGTAGTCGACTTTGATTCGACCAGTCAGATCTGCCGTGGTAGAGATGTTGCCGAACATTTCGACGTCACGGAACCGAGGCAATACTTTAGCCTCTGGGAAGTTCATGCGCTTCATCGATTCTTTGCCAAGCGTTGCTTCGATACGCTTGCACATATACGGAATGTCGAACATATCGCTGTTCCATCCGCAAAGCACGTCAGAGTCCTGAATAAGATCGAGGAACTTGATTAACAGCTCTTTCTCGTTCTTACAGAACACAATTTCGGATAGTTCGCGAAGCGACTCATCGAACGTAGACGAATCCCATCCTTTCGGTGGAACCACAAGCACGATCGATTTGCTTGACCAGTAGTGATGGAGTGCAACAGCACTCACTGGTGCGTACGGATTTTTGACGCTACTAAAGCCGAGTTCCTTTTCGTAATCGACCTCAATGTCGAAGAACGTAATGTGGAGCTTCGGAATTGGTGCATCGTGATAGTGACGCGACAGAACTTTCAGTTCAGGACCGATGTCACTTTCGTACATCAGCATTTCCCGTTTCTTACAGAAGTCCCGTGCTTCGTTGAATTCCTCAAAGGTATCAAACTCGTTTAGTGCGAGTTTCTTACCAAAGATGGAAGTATATTCACCATACGGATCTTCTGTGTAGAAGTCGAATGGTGCCGCATACTTTTTCAAGATGCGCTTGCCAGCTTCATTGCGTTCCCAGACATAAACTTCGTCTTTGATCCGCCATGCTGAAATATAACTCATATGGTAGTTTCTCCCTCAACAAAAAAGAAAGCCGCTCGTAGGCGGCTTTCTGCTTACTGCAGTACTACTTACTCCTCGTCGACATCCGCGCCGTCGTCGTTGTCATCATCACGGAAGTTAGCAAGATGGAAATTACCTGCCACAACCGTTTCGTACAATGCTTCGAAGTCTTCGTGTTCTGCAACCGTTTGATCGTAGTCCGACTTATGCATCGCCTTAATCAACTTGTTGCTGAACTTCGGAGGGAGATTGAATTGGTTTTTGATTTCCGCAACAATCTCCTTCTTCGAGACTTTCTCGTCATCAGCACGACGGAGACAACCTACTGCTTCTTCCAGCATTTGCAACAGCTTCTTACGATCTGCCGGATTCGACGGGATAACAACTTCAGTTTGACCTGACATAATCTATTACCTTTTCTAAACAAGCTAGTGTTGAAAACAGGTGTTATTTTATGTCGTTGTACTCTGCCTTTACAACAGGGCTAGAGTCGATTTCGGTCATCATGTATTTCACCTTACGGACGTATGGTGTTTCTACACGCTTCAGACGGAGAGCACCACCTTCACCTATATTATAAGCCAAGATAGCACGATCTACGCTAAGTCCTTCTTTCAGCAAGTCAGCAACATGAGTTACCGCAAGCTGCACACCAAAGAGCGGCATGTGAATCAGTTTGTACGTTACGTCCTTGTACGAGCGCCAATTGACGCCCCACTGATCACCAATCTCTTGATGCTCCTTCAAAATACCAATTGCAGTCTTTGTATTGATCTGCATGATGCCGTGGCAGTTGCCATTACTCTTGTTGGTAGTTCCGGCTGTTGTTTCGACATACATGATAGCACGAACCACGGACTGCACTTGTGGATCTTGCGTATACATCTTTACAGATGCCATATAGTCGGTCTGGACAGGAGTGAACGTAATCGGTCCACTCAATACTTGAGTTGAAGACAAACATATACTAAAAGCACACAGCACTTTGGTAAAAAAAGACAAAGCGCTTCTCCAACTCTGTTGCGGCAGAGTTTTCATACCTTTCCTATTAGGTTAGTTACAGCTGATTGTGATTACACGATTTCACGGAACCAAGTGCGATAGTCGCCTGGGAACTGCGTTGGATCGTATAAGAATGGCACTGTTGTTTTGATGTGGAACCTTGCTGTAAACAAGTCTCCAGCTTGGATGGGGGTAACAGTATTTATGAACTGTGGTACACTTGGAAAGACCACCATAGTACCACGCTGCGGATTGAAGCCGAAACCATGTTGCGGAAATTCCAGCTTACCACCATAGACTTCGTATGTGTCATCGAAGTCTGGGGAGTCGTTGTAGTCCGTAAAGAACACAACGCACGTCAAGTCGCGATCCTTGACCCGAACCCACTTTTCGTTCAGATATGCAGCATTGTCACAAGTCAGCTTGCCGCGCGAACCTTCAGGATAGATCTCAAAGAAGGTCTGGCAAGTTGCTTGATGTGTGACGTTGTAATGAATCTCAATGTCGCGTACGTACTTGAGAAACTCAGTGTACAGATACTCTTCGTATTCAGGGTTTGACCGAGTAGAAGAGATAGGTACACCTTTCTTGTCTGTATCAGCCACTGTGAAGTCGAGAGCATCAACGATCTCTTCACACATCAGTGGCGATACAAATTCAGGGATAACTAAGAACGGTGACTTAACTTGCGTCATCCGGGGTACTCCTATCGATGAGTTGACTGAAAAGCTCTGCTACGGTTTTATCCTTGTTTGCTTTGTACCATGCAAGGAAAGCCGCATCGGACTCATCATTATCAACTGTAGCAGGAGGATTGTCAACGCCGGGTGTTTCTTGGCTATCTTCGGGCTGCTCAATAGGCGCAGAGAAATTGATCTCCATCTCCCTCAATGAGGGATCGACCTTAAGCTTTGCTGCCTGAATCAAGTTGAGACCAATCAGAAGCTCATACTCCATTTGCGATCGGTCATTCAAGTTGAACTCTACATCAGGGATCACTTCGTCAGCAATGTACACCGTGAAGGTTACGATTGGACGACGTGTCGTTCCACCGTCTGCCGACGATACAGCTTGCCAACCAACAATTGGAACACGATATCGGTTGCTACCGAATGTGAACGAAGCCGTATGTTCGTCCACTCGATGATCGCTACTGATCTGCAGATCACCAGCGTGCAACGACGAAGTTTCAGCACCAGTATCGACCTTACCGTTAATGGGTTGGTCATTGTTGAAACCACGAAGGCGAACCATGGTATGAATACCAACATGCTCTTGCTTCTCGATACCTTGTTCAGGTTTCACGTTCAGTTTGCTTTCAGGCTTATCAGCCTTCTTGTTCTTCTCTGTCGAATTGCTCATAGCAGGCCTTGATTCGTTTCAATAGTTTGCCAATGTAGTCTTTGCGTTGCTTCTTGAAGCAGAGTCCGTTCATGCCTTTCTCGACGCCCATGATAATCACAAGCTGCTCGTGCACGATACCAAACATCTCTTCGGCCATCAGCGAGTACGCTGTACATTGGATGAAATAGTCCTCAATCATGTCTGCACGCTTGATATTGTTCGACGACTTGAAGTCGATAATCGAAGGCACACCATCGTAGCTCGCAATGACGTCACAACGTCCTGCAGCATTAAGCAGATCACTGTAGAGTGGAATTTCCTGACCAACAATGTCGTCAATCTTGTTGATCAAGTATCGACATTGGTTAAACATCTTGCGTGCTGTTGGCAGCGCACCTTCCATGTAGTCAGGATTGTTATTTAGATAGTGTTCAGCAATGAGGTGAAGTGATGTACCTCGTTCTGCGCACCGTTGAGTCTCAGCGGCGGCACGTTCTTCTCCAAGTGACTTACGCCACTCTTCAAGATAGGTCTTGTCGCCAGTAGTGCTGAGGATGGTAGTGATAGATGGGTACAAAACCCCTTCCGGGGTCTCGTACCACCTCTTACCATACTTTTCCTGTGTACTCAGTTCTTGAAACTGAACAGGGGTGTGGTTGAATGTTCGACTCATTGCATTCCAGGAGTTGCTGGCGCTTGTGAAGTCGTTGGTTGTTGCTGCTGTTGTTGCTGAGTCTGTGCAGTGTTGTTACGTTGCTGATCTTGTTGGATCAACTGTGCCAATTTCTGACGGAGCTGAGCAATCTGGCGTTTGAGAGGATCTTGGCTATTACGATCGTCCTCAATCTCCTTCGCCTTCACTTGTGCCAATTGTTGAGGGGTCATACGGGCTTGTTGCTGGCGAACATTTTGATCTTGCTCAATGTCCGCCATGGCAACTTGCTGGTCGGTAAGTTCATACAGAAGCATTAACGACCTCGCAGGATACGGAGCAGCGATTGACGAATCTTGGAAGTCACTTCCTCGTCTTCGTCCGTCGACTTAGAACCACCCACGTCAGCTTGAGATGCCATTTGATCATCAGAGCCTCCCGAAGTTTCCTGACGATACTTAGCCAGCATCTTGAGACGGTTGGCTTCCTTGTCAGCATCCTTCTTTTGTTTGAAGTAGTCCTCGGCGTTGAGGATCTCTTCTTCACCAGCCATTTTGACTTCTGCAGCCTTACCAGCAGCTTCAGCCTCACGGGCCTTAGCTTCTGCAGCCTTCGCATCGGCTTCAGCCTTACGAGCTTCAGCGTCTGACTTGAGGAAGTCAATGATTTGGTCAAGTGCGCTTTGAACACCGTCCATACCAGCACCGGTATCACCCATACCGTCGTCACCCATACCCATTGGATCAGCATTCGGATCCATGGCATTAGGGTCAGCGTTTGGATCCATTGCATTTGGATCCATGGCATTAGGATCGCCCATCTGGTCGGCATTTGGATCCATTCCTGGATCGATTGGTTCTTCTTCGTCTTCTTGGATGGTAGGCCAAACAACATCAACGATGTGGAACTGATCGTTCAGGTCGAACAGAAGTTCTGCCACATCTTGAGGTGTGTTGCTATCGCCCAAGTCTTGCAGTGCGTCAGCTAAGGCTTTTTCAAAGTCCTTAGCCTGCTCACGTGCAACAAGCACCTTCACAATTGCGCCATCATCAGTTTCAAGACCGTAAGTGGCAACACCGTCACCATCCAAGTCATCTGATTGTTTCGCATTTTGTGACAGCTTGCCAATGACATCAACCGGAGTTGGGTCATTGGCAAATTCTTTCAGATAAGCGCTGAACGAAGATTCTTTGATCGTCTTCGCATCAGGCTTTTTCTTCTGGGGCGTCATTGGAACAACACGCTTGATCCTACCACCTAAACGAGAACGAACGCCAGCAATTGCAGTTGCTGAAATTGCACCAGCTGCTGCATCTTCTTTTAATGGCATATGTAGACCTCACTTAATTTAGGTGTGTAGTTTGGTATTTATTCATCCTCTTCCATCATTTCAGCCAATCGTGAACGACTCTTTCGTTTCTGGAGGGCATCCTTGTTAGGAGGAGGTAAAATTGGTGTATCGCTTGGATCGCCATTCAAGATTCGAAGTCGTTTGCGTTCCCACTTCAAGTAGATGGTTTTACCAACACCATCGGAACTACGAGTCTTCTGGAAGTTGAATGCAATCTGGCCAGCAGCTTTCAGCGTCTCTGACAAGATGATCGCAATGTACACGTCGGTTGTGTTAATCTTCGAGATACCACCAGCAATGTGACTATGGTCCAGATTGTCGGCATTGACAGCAGAGCGGTTCAGCTGAGATGCAGTGATCATAAGCAGATCGTACTCAACAGCAATGTTACGCAGACCTTCCGAAACAGACTTGTC